AAGACCCAGAAGCAATGGCTTGCTGGTAAATCTCTTGTTTCTTTTGCTGAGCCTCTGCGGCTCGCTTTTCGGTTACATTCAGAATAGCCATAGTTCTTAATTATTAAAGTTACCAGTTAAGAACTCGCCACGGTATTTGATCTTACCGTCAGGGGTTCTTTTGAATTGAATCAACACACACGGAATCGTGCACCATCTAAAGCAAAATTGCAAGTAATTATTTTGGACTGGACCCTGTATCCTGAATCCTGTATGCTTCATCAGTGGTCCCGAAGAGTGTTCAAATTGCAGGATACAGGATTCCTATTCGCGTTAAGGATTTGAGGGGGGAGTCTTACGGGCAGTATCTGCCTGAGACGAAGGTCATCGAATTAGATAAGGAAACAATTAAGGACAAGAAACTCCTTCGCGAAACGATACGGCACGAAATGGTCGAGGCCGCGTTGTTTATCTCGGGCGTAAGCTGGAGCGAATCCTACGAACAGGAGCCTATCGTCCGCGCCCTTGACGAACTCTTCTGGCCCGCATGGGACAAGGTGTCTGGCAAGCTCTAACAAATACCGTTAAAAGATACCCTATAAGTATTCTTCCCTTTAGGTAATTCATATTAACTCATTAATTCATTTCTTTTTGAAACCCATAAATTATTGAATTATTATGAATTACACTAGTTTGAGAAACTCTTCAGATTTTCCTCCCGTGTAGGAAAGTCCATTCTGGCTGGTTTAGTCGTAGATCATCTGTGAGTGTTTAGACCTGCTGACGACATCGAGATCGCGAAGAGTGCGCGGCTGTCGCATACCGAAGACCCCCTGCTCACGATTCTTCGGGGCATCCACCGCAACCAGCCCGTGCCTCTGTCTTGCAAGATCAAGCGCAATAAACGCTGCGTCGGCAAGGTCGGGCGATTGGCCGGATCTTTGTTTCAGTTCCGCCTTGGATTCGACTTTCACTTTCAACGTGCCGGATTTCACCATGTCGTATCTGCGCGAGCACATCTCCTTTGCCAGTTCCGAATTGATCCCGCAGATCTGTTGGGTCCGCATGAACTCCTTGCCCACAAACCAGAGTTCTGAAACACGGTTGGTGTAAAGCTCTTCCCCCGTCAGTTGACTATTCATGCTCACACGCCGATCTGAGGGCTTGCCGCCGAATTGCACGCGCAAGAACTGATCTGACCACTCTCCGGCAAGGACATCGCAAAAGGGTGAGCCCGCGCCCGTCGAGTCAATTGCTACGTTTTCCGGTTTGATCCCCAATTTCAAACAGTGGTCTCGGATTTGGTGTACAATCTGGTATGTGCGCGGCACTGCTTTATTAGCCGTGTCGTCGTTTAGTGTATAATATTTCTCAAACTGTAACCCATATTGTCCATTAGCAAAGGAGCCGACCCGTGCCGTGTACATTACCGTTCGGTCACCCCCGTTGGTGAAGGCCGGATCTACGCCCGCAATCAGCGTTGTAGGCCCGTTGAACTCCCACGCCTTAGTTGCCCCAGACTTAATCATCTCTGCCTCGCCGTAGATGCCCTCGTTCTCGTCTGAGTCGAAGAACACAGCACGCACCATTCGGTAGTACGCTCTACTTGTTTCGCCTAGAAGGGCTTTGTCCTCCTCGATTTTTTCTGTCGTAGGTAAGAATGGGTATAGCGTTTGCCCCGCCAATACGTTGGGGCTGCGCTCACCATCGAGTCGAATATACTTGCCACCCCACTTCGTAACCCACTCGTCGTCCACTTCGGGCGTAATTGAATCCCAGCCGTTCTCGGGTGTTGACCAGTCCCCGAATGCGTCGAAGCGGCTTGAGGGGTTACTTGCGCCTTTAAATTCGAAGCGCGGGTTTTTACTTAAGTTGGCGAGCGCGGCTTGTTTAATGGCGGGGCTGAGTTCGCCCAACTCGTCACCTATCAGAATAACGTGTTTCTGTTTAAGACCAATGAACTTTCCGATTGCCTCGCGTGTCCTGCTTTTTTCCGCTGCGATCAGAGACAGCCCCGCACGGTCGAAGGTCTGGCCGTTCTCATCAACGTAGTTGGCAGAACCAATCGAGTCTCGGATATTAATTGGAGCCCCGTCGATCACGGAGAGCAAAGAGATCACGGAACCCCACACCCGCTTACGGGCTTCTCGCAAAGTTGTGGATGTCATTAGCACAAGGGTATCCCTCGGCGCAGCAAGCCAGCTAATGATCCCGTATCCGGCAAGGGTATGCGACTTACCGGATGAAGCCGCGCCCCCGATGGCGAGATACTTATTATTAATGCATTCGTGGATGATCTTATCCGCCCAAGGATGCCTCAAGAACATGTGCTCCGGTAGGTCGTCCTTGTTCCACAGCAGGTCCGCAACGCGCCAGAAGTAGAACTCACGGGCTTTGGGCGACGGGTGGTTGGCAAAACCCCACAGCAAAGCCGTAAGCGTGCTGGTGATTGGGATGAGGTAACCACCAACATCCATCTTTTTACTTACAGGATCAATCCTCGGCTCCAATACTGACGTAGTTACCTTATCTGGATTTTGTTTTTTAGCGCGGCCCATACGAGCGGAGACTACTAAATTAAAAAAGGTTTGACAAGTAATTGTTTTTTGGTTTATCTCGGTTCGCCATGCCGGATGCCGCAGCAAAACCAAAAGTAAAAGCCAACAAGAAGGCTAAGTCTAAAACTCAAAAACTACGGGAGGAAGCCACCGCTAAACGGCGCAGGGACGCTGAGATTAAACAACGCTGCTTTGATCTCTACGCGTCCGGTTGGAAACAAGTTCGCATCTCCGAAGAACTCGGAGTCGGTGTCCACTCCATTTGTCGTTGGTTGCGTGATGCAAATAAGACGGTAAAAGGTGGCGATATTACAGAGGAGACTGGACCAGCACCTGAACCGTTCCAGAAGAATCTGGAAGAGGTCGCCGCTACTATCGTCGAAGACTCAAGACTCTCCGCACGCGACGAGGAGCAGCAGGCCCTATTGGAAATAGCGGAGAATCAGGCAAGCCCTTCAGATAAATATCAAGCCTACGTGGCTGCGTCCGCAATTAAAATGCTACGCGACAACATGATGAATGTCCGAGGTCCGAGGACTGTCCGCGAACTCTCTGAGCTTGACCAGCTAATCCGCCGCAATTTGGGTCTGAACCCAAAAGGGGGCAGCAGTTCCGGTGGTGGTCTAAGTATCGACATCTCGATACTCAACAACGCCAAAGCCGCAAATGGCGGATCGAGCGTTGTTGTCGAAGCGGAGGAGGTCGAATGACTGACATACAAGTTATTATCGGAGTGGATAACGGCATAAGCGGTGGCTTGTGCGCCATTAGCAGCCACGACGGATTGTTCATCGAAGCAATCGCGATGCCTACGGAAGAGGCAAGCGGTAAAACCGAAGTCTACGTCAAAGGTCTTTGGGGCTGGCTTGATCAGTTCTCCCCACTAAGTACTTTGATTGCTATTGAAGAACCACTGAGACACGCCAAGTCTTCTCAGGCAATGCGGTCCATGAGCATCTCCTTCGGCAAGATCGTAGGTCTTTGTGAGGCGATTGAATATCCCATACGCAGGGTGCAGGTTAAAGAATGGCAGGATGTCGAGTTGGGCAAGCGGCTTGCAAAAGGACAGACCAAAGTAAAAGCCCTCGCCGTAGCCAGCAACCTCTGGCCTGAGGAGGACTGGCTCGCCACAAGCCGAAGCCGGATTCCCCATGACGGAATGATTGACGCGGCCCTAATTGCCCACTACTATTTAAATCACAAGATATGAACAGGCATTACATCATCGACGCCCTCACCGCAATCCTTGAGGATATTTTACACTATCGTCTTGCATTTCCCTTCCGTGCGGAGTTCGAAGCTTTCTTTGAGCCGGAAGAATTTGAGATGTTTCAGGATATGGTGATGCAAGAGTTTGATCTTGAGGACATTACGATCCTTGAATCTGCCGAGACGTTCAACGAATTGATCGCCCTTCTGGAGGACGAATTATTTTTCTGAAAAAAAGATTGACGACCTGACGGGTTTCAGGTAGTTGGTTGTCCGTAACACGAAACCAACACACCATGTCATTCGGAACCGGAGCAGGAAAAGGAGATTTGCCACGCGCTGTAAAGGGCGAAGCATTTCGCGCAGCGTACGACTCGATCAAGAAGCCCGAACCGCTCGATGCGTTGCTGGCGAAGTTCGATGCCGCAGTCAACGAACGAGATTCTGCTCTCGTCGAACACCTGCACGCGCAGATCAAAGCCCACCCCTACTATCGCGGCAAGCCGTAAACCAAAACAGCGTTCGACTTGATCGAAGTCGCCCCGACCGATAAACGGGGAAACGTAGGTAAACAACCCCACACGCTGACCCTCTCCATGATCGCCGAATGTTTTGACCAACAAAATACAACCAAATGAACGCCGTAATCTTCATGCTAATCTGGATCTTCGCCGCTTTAGTGGTTGCCGCGCTGTGGCACTCGATCATCACCAGAAACGACGACAACTATCCAAAACCATGAACTTCAAACCATTCCCAAAGATGGCTCGCCTTCGACGCGAGTGCATGATTACCGAAAAAATCGATGGCACGAACGCCAGCATTTGCATTGGTGCTTATGACCCACTAGACCCATACTGTATTGGAATTCAGTACACGGAAAACGTCCCGTTGGGGATGTGGGTCGGATCACGCAATCGCTGGATCACCTTGGCGGACGACAACTTTGGTTTTGCTCGATGGGCTTACGACCACACGGCAGAGCTATTTAATCTGGGCGAAGGCCATCACTTTGGCGAGTGGTGGGGTTCTGGCATCCAAAGGAACTACGGCTTTACGAACGGCGAGCGTTTCTTCTCGCTCTTCAACGCTGGCCGTTGGGTTGAACACGATAAGCCAACTTACGGCATCAAGAACCCCAACCCGAAAGCCCCGCCAAAGTTTACGGAGAACGCACCCGCTTGCTGCAAAGTGGTCCCGATCATTTACGAAGGTATCTTTGACACTGACTGCATAAAAACGGAGCTTGCTGCCTTGGAACGATTCGGTAGCTTAGCGGCCAAAGGATTCATGAATCCTGAAGGAATCATCGTGTATCACAAAGCTGCTGGCGTTGGATTCAAGATGACTCTCGACAACAACGACCAACCGAAAGGCCAAGCACGATGAGCGGACTAGACGGCCTCGGGTGGCCTACCCCCGACGATTTTCCCATGAAAACACAATCTATAAACCAGAAAACTTTTACACTCCGCATAAGTGCAAGATCGCCCTTTTCTGAAGGCCCGTCTACAGGAGAACTAAGTGACTTTGACCAATCAAAACTCTATTACAATTGTGATATTTTTGTTAATGGCAAAGCAAAGGCAGTTAAATCCCCGATCTTTAGCAAAGACTCCGACGATGATAGGGACAGGGCGTACTCTATTTTTAGAGAGGTCATTACAGAAACCATCACTCGCTACGTGTTACCCGTAGAAGAATGCCCTCAGTATAAATTTGTCGATGGGGTTGTAACTCCATGTGATATTAACAATCAACAATCTCTATGAACACACAATACAACGACCCCAAAGGCGCAGCAGGCGCACTCAAAACACCACTCGGACTTATCCCTCCATTTGCGATGGAGCAAGCAGCCTTGGCACACAAGCTCGGCAAAGAAAAGTATGGTCCATTCAACTGGCGCGATACTGGAGTATGCGCTTCAACATACATCAATGCGATTATGCGGCATCTTAACGCATGGCGCGATGGCGAGAACTTGGACCCTGAATCCGGTATCTCGCATCTGGCACACATCATTTGCAGTTGCAATATCCTACTCGATGCGGACTACTGCGACACGCTGCAAGATGATCGTAACGTGTTGCCAAACGCCGACATTAAGTTTATGTCGGCGAACGGCGGCTCCCCATACAAACCGTTGTCCGATATAGACGATCTCGTCAACGACGTTTTAGAAGAGTTCTACACAGATAACAATGGTTACGTTGTGTTGGACGATGGAGCAACCATCGAAGAGGGCGACGAGTATTTCGACACCTTTGAAGGCGAATGGGTCAAATCGGGGTATGTGGGTATGCCTATTACTAGCTCTAGATTTTTGTACAGGCGACCAATCGGCAAAGAAGACGATTCGGAGTGCGAGTGCGAGTGCGAATGTGGTCGATACAAAATCAATCACTACACTCTAGGAGTCATCTGCGAAGACTGCGATCTCCAATGGCAAGACCCTTATTGAATTCTTACTGCACAGTAAAAACTCCCAAAACCATTATGAGCGAACCAATTGAAATCAAAGGACGCAACGGAACCCACACGGTAACAGCGGTGAAGATCGCGGACGCACTCTATAGCCTAAGGCTTGTTCAAAATTTCTACCGCTGCGGTGGGTTCACTGATGACACCAAAGGCATTGAGGGTCTGAGCTTCATTGATCCGTCCGGTGGACCCTTCATCGCTCATGGATCTATCGCCCGTGAGTATCATCCCGATCTCCCAAACTTGAAGATCAAGAAGCTGGAGAGTAGGATGGACGGTGGTTTAACCATGCATCTGGCGAGCAATAATTCTCTCAAACAATCCAAAACCACAATAGTTTGAGTAGGTTATTGCTCATTCAAAGAAACGACAACAACTACCCGAAACCATGACAGACACACCAGAGACAGACGCCCACCAAGAAATCGACGGAATGGCCCACGACCACCTATGGCGGGATTTCTCCCGCAAACTTGAACGCGAGCGCGACCAATTCTCGAAAACCCTCGGAGAAGTCAGGGAGATATTGTGTGATGCCCTGCCGAACGAGAATCAGTTGACGAGTTTCATGGCTGCTACGCTCGTCCGCGAGCGCGACGAGGCTCGGGGGCAGCTTGCCGGAATTGAAAACAAAATGCGCGGGGAATTAGGCGGTCACCCCGACAGCGAACTGTGGGGAGA